GCCGTCGAGGCCGAAGTCTGCTCGAGAATCGGGAGAGTAACCTTCGCGGTCACGCGATAGTTGCGCGAAGCCTTGGTAGGCTGGCGCATCGAAAACGTGACGGTGGGATAACCGAGGGCGATACCGCCCGAGCGGTCAGCCCACTTTGCCACACCGGCTTGGTCGATGTTGACGGGGCTGAAGGTATGGCTGATGGGAGTCGCTTGTCCATCAGCCAGGGTCAGTGCTGCGATAGCAGTCATTGAATTTACTTCCTAAAGAGTTGAGAAAGAAGAGCAATAGCATTTAGCATATGCATCAAACTCGTACCATCTTTGAAAGAAGGGAACGATGCCGTAGGAAAAGTGTTTAACACAGTCCTATCGACAAAAACGTCCTGAATCATTTCACGGGTGGTAGAGAACTGATACTGGCCAGATGAGTTTGCTCCAGATATCTCCTGAACCATATTGAGTTGTGATTTGGAAAATAACGTCCGGAAACCGCTATGAAAGCTGAGACCTAAGGTAGCGTCAAAGCTCGACAAGTAGTTCCCGACCGGTAAGAACCAATCAACCACAAAGCTATACGGAAGGAGCTCCCACCCAAGCAGAACGGGGTTTGTAACCCCAAGAGCTGCGAGGGAGTTCGGTGGCGACGGGACCCTATAATAGGTCACACTGTATTTAACAGTGGTGCGCAACTCGCCGGAGTACGTGTTCACAGTTTTTCTAGAACCGCTACTAGGTACCACCGAATTTAATCGACTCCAGGGAGTCTTGCGCCTCTTACGGGCAGTAACCGTATGATAATCTGGTGCTTCGTACTTAGAGGCAAGAACCTCTAAGGATCCGTAGATATCAGATATCAAGGGTTTCCACCCGTACTGAAGCGCAAGCCAGCCATTAGAGACGGCCTGCGCGCTGTCACGAGAAAAGCTACGCTTGAAACCGCGGCGAGCCCGTCTTCCGACGGGAACACCAAAGGCTCCAGCAGCTCCTACGATATCTCCTTTACGAAGATGTCGTATGCCATCGTAAACAGCCATGGCTGCTTTGCCAACCATGTCGGCGCATTTATCGCGCTCAGCCAATAACTCTGGAAGGTTAGCCTTCTGATCTTTGATTTTATTCAAAAGTTCATTACGGCATTGCCCATCCAGATCAGACGGGACAGTAGTGTCAGCATTACCGTAACCAGCGAGCATGGTGTCCATGGAACCATCATAAGTATAATGATAGTAGCCACTTTCACCAGGCTTGGCAGTTCCGTCAATGTAACCCTTACTGAAACGACTGATATGGCCCGTGTTATACCAGTTAGTAGTTTCACGATACTGAAAGTTATTGGGAAGTAACTTCCCTACCCTTTTAGGATTATGAAAACCAACGGTATTAACACTAGTACGATACCCAGTACGGCTATAGCTCAGATAATTAAAAGTCGACGTTGTGTCACGCGAGTCACCGAAATAACCGGCGACCTGAGTGGCAGTAGCGTAACGAATAATTGGAGCAAAAGTAACTCTGGGCATAGTACACCTAATTGTCAGCTGACAACTAGGCTCCAGCCTAGCTAGCTAGGTTGGAGAACCGGATCACTCCGGGTGGTGACGTTCTACATACTCAAAGAGCAGTAGAACGCCGGATCCCAATAGGGACTGGCACACCGAGATGTACCAAGATGGACC